ACCACATACAGTTTTAAAACTATCAAGCTCATCAACAATAGTTCTAAGTACATCTGTTTTAAATACAAGAGTACAAAACTCATTGTCTCCTACACATAAGTTATGAAACCAATAGTCTGATTCGGTTGCTCTTATTCCAGACGGTTTATTCCAAGACTCATACTCTATACATATGTTACCTGTCTTCATCCACATGCCTTTCTCTGATTTAACTTCTATCTTCTTACCAGTTAGCATGTCTTTTATTTTATCTTCTCTTATCTCTCCGTACTCTAAGTCAATGTCAAACTTCTTTCTGTCTTCTTTAATTGGTTTCATATTTATCCTCATAAATTTTTAATATTTTAATTGCCAAAGACTTATCTATTTTTTTCCACTCTCCTTTTTCTTCTTCAGAAAAAAATGAAGCAATTTCTAAAACTTTTTTTTCTGCTTTATGTTTATTTTCAACTTCACACAGTGCTAGTATTTCGTAATCTCTCAAAGGAGTAGTATGATTATATTGTGCTAATCTTTTTTCAGGAGATACAGTTTGTCCAAATTTAACCCAGTCTAAGATTCTAGAAGAGTTGAGAACATAAATCCATCCTTTATTTTTTTTAGGAAGTTGACTACAACAATTAGAACCATATTTTTTTTCCATTATTTTTTTAAGTCCGGGCTTTGATAAGCGTCTATTTGTTTTATCTTGTAGAAAATCAACAGCATCTTGTAAAGAAAACTTAGCTGATAATATTTCTTTTTCTACCTCTTTCAAACAATCTAATTCGGATTGAATTGGTTCTAGCTCATTTGTTTGTACATTTAGTTTATATCCAAATGGAATAGTTGATGTTGTTCTTTTTTTTAAAGGAAGTTCTAAAGATTCAACTTGAACATAATCTATTAGTCTTTGAATTTCTTTTTCTTTTTTTCTAATATTTTTTATTTTTTTAGAAACAGACATCATGCTTCCAGAAGGTCTTCCAGATTTTTTCTTCGGTGTTCCATCTTTTTTTAAGATAAAAGAGCCTTTAGCATTTATCATATATAATGAGGGATTAACATCCCAGTCGTATTCTTTAATGAGTTTCACTCCAATTGTCTCCTATCTTGTATTCGCCATCTAAAGGACAACGAAGATTAAAATGTGTTCCTGCTTTTACAATACTATCTACTGCAAAGTTCCCTACAAAATCAGCTTTATCTTTTGGTACTTCTATCTGCCACTCATCGTGTATGTTAGCTACGAATTTATAATCCACTGTGTTTAATCTTAACACATCATCTAGCATAACCAATGCTTGTTTCATTACGATAGCACCGGCACCTTGTAGTAAAGTGTTCAATGCTGAATGTTGGTTACGGACATATAGCTTTCTACCGTCTAATCCTTTGAGATAATTTTTTGTTGATGCTCTTTGTACTCTGTCTCTAAGAGATTTAAATGTAGGTTTATTATCAAAGAAATATTGTCTAGCTCTTTTACCATCTGCTGTACTTCCTCCAACCACGCTTCCAAGTTTTTCATCTCCGGCTCCGTACATGAGTGCATAGATGAATGTTTTCGCCTTATCTCTTGATTCAAGGTTTGCAAGTTTTTGATTAGCGGTGTGTATGTCTCCGTTGAGAATTTCATTTGTGTACTCCTCGTCATTCATATAGTGAGCTAACATTCTAATCTCAAGACCAGAAGCATCAACTCCGATTAAAACATTACCTTCTTCTACAGTCCAACAAGCTCTACATTCCTTTCCATAAGGACTATAGATTGCCGGTACTTGTGCCATGTTAGGATTCCTGTGTGTCATTCTTCCTGTGATAGCACCGTTAGGTATTACAAAGCCATGTACTCTACCGTCCTCTTGTACTCCTTCAACCCAAGAATCAACTTGAGCTATACGCTTTTGAAGTAACAAGAAGTCTGCTATAAGTTTAGCTTCGTGTATGTGTGTGATTGCTGATAGAGTTTTCTCATCTACTATAGGTTGACCAGTAGGTGTAAACCTTTCAGGCTTCCAACCAAAGTCAATAAGATATTCTCCTATCTGTTTACGACTACCAAGATTAAATACTTGTAGTGTTTGTCTCATAAAAGGTTCGAAGTTATTTGTATCTATACATCTCTTGTACTCATCATCTGTAAGTCCACGCTTAGATAAGTCTCCGTCTTTCTTAATGTAAGGAGTAACTAATTTATCATCTACCCACTTAGGTTTAAATGTATTATGAACTTCATCTTCAATGGCTTGTTTCTTTTCTCTAAGTTCAGCAAGTAATAAAAGTGCTGATTGTAAATCAAACTTGAAACCATTTACTTCTTGTTGTTTCATTATCCTAGCTACACCTTGTTCAATAGCTATACACTGTTTAGAGAATCCTTTACTCTCCTCTCTAAGTTTCTTTAACACTACAGCGTTGAGTTGTACATCTCTAACACAATAGTCCATCATCTCTTTAGAGTAGTTAAGATAGTCTGAGAAATCTATCTTATGATAACCTAATTTATATCCCCACTTCTCAAGGCTATGTCCGCCTTCTCTGTTAGGATTAAACAGTCTTGATAATACAAGAGTATCAATGACTGGTATGTGTGACAAGTCAACACCACCGAACTTCTCTACCATAGGTATGTCAAATCCGATGATGTTATGTCCTATTAAAGTATCTGCTTTAGTCAACAGTTCATAACCTTCAGACAATTTATCTGGTGGGAATTTAAATATCTCTCCAGTGTCCATGTCTTGAGCAACGATACAGTGTACCAGAGTTGCTTTTAAGTCATCTGTTTCTATGTCAAATACTAAGTCCATTAAAATGCCTCATCCAAACTTGCATCAAAGGTTATGTCCTCATCTGTTAGTTCAGATAGTCTGCCAGTTTCAGCATCATAGATTACTCTACATGCCATACCTACGTCACCAGTGTATCTAGATTTAAGAATTCTTAACCTAGTTGTCCTAGCTTCTTCGGGGTCATCTGACTGTTGGTTACGTTCTAATGCTATCACACAATCACTAAGTTGTCCAATACTATTAGAACCTCTAAGATGAGAGAGAGATACTTCTATCCCGTTCTCATGTCCCTTGTTACCATCAACACGTCTCAAGTGGGAAACCAAAATAATTCCGGCACCTGTTTCTTCTACTAAACTTCTCAGCCTAGTCATGATAGTATCAATTGCTCTCCTTTCATCTCCTTCATGCACTGCACTGACTAGCATATGTAGATGGTCAACGACCACCCACTTACAGTCACATCCAATAATCATAAAGCGAAGCTTGGTAAAGATATCGTCAATGTCATTGGTACCAAAGTGGGAGTGTACCCATACTCTATTACGATTCTCACCGTCATAAAGCATATCAAACATTTTATCCAATTCTTCTTTAGAAAACTTCTCACGTTCTTGGTCAACGTAAAGTCTAGCGTTAGCTTCAATGGATAAGATACCGTCAATGGTACGTCTCCAATCTTCTTCTAATGCTATGATACCTACGTTATCGTTAGTGCTTTTAATGAGATGATGTTCAAGTTCTCTTGTGACACTGGACTTACCAAGCCCTGTACCACCTGTAAGTGTGACCAGTTCTCCTTGTCTAAGACCGTACAATTTCTTGTTCAGTCCTTCGTAAGGATAAGGTACACTTTGTTTCTTCTCACGATTGTGAAACTTCTCACGTTGCTCCGATACATTTATAACACCAGATGGAGTATAAACTTTAGAAGCCCACCAAGATTCAACAAACTCTTTATGCTTGTTGTTTCTTAGCATATCGTTAGGGTCTTTCCAACCGTTAGGAAGTGTAACGATACGAGCTTTTCCGGGCTTGAAAAGTCTAGCAACTTTTATACTAGCTTCTTGTCCGGCTTTGTCTTTATCAAATGCAATGATAACGTTTTCAAAGTCATCAAAGAACTCTAAGCTTTCCTTGATATCTCTTACTGCACCGTTAGCACCACGCTTGATAGATACTACAGCCCACTTAGAACCCAAGAGTTCATAAGTAGCCATGGCATCACACTCGCCTTCAGTAACGGTAACGTACTTACCGCTTTTGAAAAGTTGCTGACCAAACAAACCTGTGTCGTTGTAACTTCCAGATACAAAGAAGTCTTTGTCCTTTACGTTACGAACCTTGGTAGCTGATAGCTCATGCCCATTGTAGTAAGGATAGAAATGTTTAACTACATTACCTTGTAAGTCATGTACACATTTCACTCCGTACTTCTGAGCAGTAGCCATAGAAATCTTCCTGTCCGTAAGGGCTGAAAACTTTCCTTCACCTACCACATCAGGCTGTTTAGTCTGCGTTATTGTTGTTGTTGATTGCATATCCTTTCCTCCACATGCTTTAGTATAG